CATTTGATTATAAATAACTATAATATCTTAAATAATATTAAAGATACCCTTAAAAATAATAGTATATTTAGTCAAAAATTTAAAAAATGTTTAGGATATGCTTGGATTAGATTATACAATGACGAATTGATTAAAGAGACATATATTACTAAATTTGATGACATTATAATAGATATTAATAATGCATCTCTTTTACCAAGTTATCCTATAGAATCAACTCAGTTAAAACTCAATCCTTATTTCCCTCTACTTGTTTCTGATAAAGTAATAGATACTAAAAATAATATTTTATCATTACAAGCTACTAAAGATATGAAAATTTGTAATATAAATCAATTTCAAAGACAGATGAATATTTTTATTACAGGTAAACCATACATAAATATTTTTGAGAATATAGACCTAGTCTCTCGAAATATAGTAATATGTGGTAGTATTTTACCAGCATGTGCTATTCTTAATCATCCTGCATTGATGAAATTTGATAATAATGTATTACCTCATAATGATGATGAAGAAAGAATTGATGCTATTCTCAGACGATTCTTTGCAGAATATTATTCAAAGTCAGATATAGATATGATGATATCTAATTGTAATCATTTTGAATTTTGTAAAGTAGCAAACGATATCTTTAATGATTTATTACTTAATTTTTGTAGATTCTTTAGAGATGCAGAACCTCAACTATTCAAATTTAAAAAAATAAAATCAATTGGTCTGTTCATTACACCTAGTTTTCTTGAAGAAAAAGGGTTTACTACTGATATGATTGAACAATTAAAAAAGTTTATTAATGCGAATGACAATGAAAATATTTTTAATATGATTCAAGATCATATAGAAGAAGATTATAATAGAATCATCAAAGAAGAATATGACATATTATCAGAAAAAGATAAAAAGTATTGTGATAATTTTATGGAAGATTTTAAACTAAAGTTAAAAGAACTAAAGTCTAATAATATTAAAGTTGAGTTTAATACAAAAATAGTGAATAAACTCTATACTACTACTAATGAAAAATTTAAGTTATACATTAATACTAAGTACAATATAATTTCCCCATTTATTAACCATGATATTGAAATATTTAGAAATAAAAACAAAGATCCTTTTTCACTAATTAGTAAATTTCATCTCGATTGTGTAAGAGGATGTTATGATGGAATAAGTGTAAAAATGTTACCATCTTGTGTATCTGCTCTAAAAACTCTAGTAAATATGGATTTTAAATATTTTGCAGGTAAACGGAATCCGTATCAAATTATAAATAAGTATAGAATGAGAGGGATTGGTACTATACTAAATAAAAAAGAACTAAAAGCTTACAAAGAATATATTTTATCATCAAAATGGAATAAACTATATAAAACATGTAATAATAAAAAATGTAAAAGTTGTAGTGTTTTAACCGGATTTATGCATCCAGACAATTCTTTATTTTCACCTAGGAAATATCTACAAGAAGATTTTGCGAATGATAAAGTAGCTATTTTTGATCTTAAATATAATAGTACTAATTACAAATTAAAAGACATCTCATATAATATCAGTGATTTAATTATATCAGATAGAGGTAATGTAATTAAACCAATTGGATTAATTTAACATACTTAAAAATTCAATGAATTAATTTATTTCTTTTTAGATTTCTTGCTAGCTTTTTTGGATTTCTTGCTAGCTTTTTTGGATTTCTTGCTAGTTTTTTTGGATTTCTTGCTAGTTTTTTTGGATTTCTTGCTAGCTTTTTTAGATTTCTTGCTAGCTTTTTTAGCTTTACCACCTTTCATGGATTTCTTTTTCCCTTTCTTGCTGGTTTTTTTAGATTTTTTAGATTTCTTGCTAGTTTTTTTAGATTTCTTGGTAGCTTTTTTAGATTTCTTGCTAGTTTTTTTAGATTTCTTACTAGCTTTTTTAGATTTCTTTTTAGATTTCTTGCTAGCTTTACCACCTTTCATGGATTTCTTTGATTTCTTTGATTTCTTGCTGGTTTTTTTAGATTTCTTGCTGGTTTTTTTAGATTTTTTAGATTTCTTGGTAGATTTTTTAGATTTCTTGGTAGATTTTTTAGATTTTTTAGATTTCTTGGTAGCTTTTTTAGATGTTTTTTTAGATGTTTTTTTAGATTTTTTAGATTTCTTGGTAGATTTTTTAGATTTCTTTTTAGATTTTTTAGATTTCTTGGTAGTTTTTTTAGATTTCTTTTTAGAGGCTTTTTTTCCTTTAGCACTCTTGAGAGCAGATGCGCCTTTGGTCATATAGAGATGGGCGAATTCTAAGTTTTTATCACCTTTAACCATTTTTTCAACTTCAGCTTTAGTCATTTCTTTACTTGTTTCTTTCTCTCCTTTTTTTTCCATGACGTTAAATTTTTTTCCATCATCGCTTCTAACAGAAACTTTGTAAAATTTTTTTTCATCATCACCATCTTTATGTAAGAAAGTGAAAGACAGACCTTTTTCACCATCAATTAAGCTTTCTCTTTTAACAGTTTTATTACCTTTTTGTGTTTTCTCAGACCTTGATTTTTCATGTCTAAAAGTTACAGTACTCATATATCTAGTTTGAGAAATAATTTAAATAAAAATTTAGTATATTTTTTATAATAAATTAAAATACGTATTAGTACTCTTATGCATTAATATTATTAACTTTTTTTGAAAAAACATATTTTTATGAAAAAATTGATATAAACACATATAATATAATTACAATAAATGCCTAAATTTAGTCAATATAAAATACCAAGTTCAAATGAATGTATTGATTTTAGCATGAGAATACCAAATACTAAAAACCTTCCTCTAGGTTTTTTAAAGGAAACTTTCAAAGAATACAGTTTAGAATTAGATGATAATAATATTTTACAATATAATAATATATCAGGTTTTCCTAAATTTAAAAAATCTTTAGCAGGATGGTTAAACAAAAAAAATTATGCAAATCACCAAGTAGATGAAAAAGAATTATTTATTGTTAATGGTATAACGGGAGGATTACAACTTATCCTTGGACAATATCTTAATACAGATGATGTTATATTAGTAGAAGAGCCTTCTTATTTTTTAGCAATTAATATTTTTAAAGAATATGGTCTAACAATTGATTCTATTAAAATGGACGAAGATGGTATGAATTTAGAATCTTTAGAAGCTAAAGTAAGAAAATATTCGGCAAAACAAAAAAGTATATTTCTATATTCTATTCCAACATGTCATAATCCAACTGGAAGTACTATTTCGGATGAAAAAAGAAAACAATTAGCTGCAATAGCTACAGTTTACACTAATTTTTATATTATAGCAGACGAAGCTTATCATTTTATAAATTGGAATGAAGAAAAAATCCAACCTATGGCTGATTATCATTGTAATTTTATTTCATTATGTAGTTTCAGTAAAATATTAGCTCCTAGTTTACGAGTGGGTTGGATTTATATAAACAACTCATTTTTAGAAAGAAATGATGAAACAACAGTAATAGAAGATTTAGAATCTAGCGCTTTATCAAAAATGAATGGTGGAAATAATATGTTAGGAAGTTTAATTGTAGATAAAGCAATTAATTCTGGATTTTTAGATAAACACTTAGATAAATTAATAGAAGAGTTGAAAATGAAATCTAGTTTAATTGTAGATTCTTTAAAAAAATCTGGTAACTTTACATTTAACACACCATTAGGAGGATATTTTATATGGTTAAAGTCAAAATATGATTCAGAAAAAGTATTATCTAGTGCAAAATTAAATAAAGTAAATTTTAATTCAGGAGAAAAATTTTCTAATCATGATAATTTTAAAAATAATTTACAAGTAAATTTCAATAGTTATGATATTTCTGATATTAAAGATGGAATCGATAGATTGAATTTAACATTTTCAGATTATGACAAAATTAAAATAGCACTAATGGGTGATGGTAAAATGTCGCAATTAATTAAACAACAAATTAATGAAACTTATAATAAAAAATATCTTGTAAAAACAATTATAAAAAGAGGAGACCTAGATAAGGATATTAACAATGTTTTAAATACAGTAGATGTTATTATTGATTTTTCTTCCAAAAATGGAACTATAGAATTAATTAATTATTTACAAAAATATAATCTGAATAAACCTATACTTTCTGGTACTACTGGACATGATGAAACGAGTACACAAATTATGAAAAATTATTCCAAAATTCAAAAGATTATGAATATAAATAATTTTTCAAAAACGTTACCTGTAATAAAAAATTTAGTAGAAATAGTTAATAAGTTACCAGATTCATGGAAAATTAAATTAGTTGAAAAAAATAAAGATAATATTGAACAAATTAGTGAAACTACTAAAATAATAAAATCTGCCATTATTAACGAAACAGATATTGAAATTATAAACGATGATATTAATTCTCATGATATTATATGTAGTGATGGAAATGAAATCATTAAATTTAGTTATCAAACTATAAATTCAAATGTTTTTGCAAAAGGTTGTTTAGATATGATTCCTGAATTATTAGAAAATTCATCAGGTTTTAAAAGTGACATTAAAATACAGAATGATATGGTAGATAATTCTATTTATTCTGCTAATGGTAATATAATTAGCATTTTAGAAGATTATGAAGGTAATAAAACTGAATTTATATCTAAAACAATATTAAAAAATACATCAATAGATGGGTTTATTTTTATATCAGATTTAAATACTACTTATTGTAGTTGTAATTGGGAATATTATAATAAGGATGGTAATAAAGTAAATTTTTGTGGAAATGGTATTAGATGTTTAATGAAATATATTTATGATAATTATAAGTTAAAACAATTGAATCTATCCTATAATAATTCCAATGATAGTGAATTATTTTTAGTAAAATATCAAGATACTAAAATTATGGTTCAGTCACCAGATCATATAGAAGATGATGAATTTAATCATTCTATTCAAAGTGATTTGGAAACAGAATGTGAAAAATTAGGAATAGAAGTTATTGATATGGAACTTCATCATGTTGGAGTACCGCATTTAATAGTCGAGTTAAAAGAACAAGTTTTAAACATTACTGAAGTTTTAGAAGTTTTAGGAAATATTCTTTATGAATATTATTGTGAAACAGTAGATACTGATGGTATAAATATTAACTTTGTAAATTTAAATAGTGACAGCTATGACCATAGTATAAATGTAGTTACTTGGGAACGTGGTGTGAATAAGATAACTGAATCATGTGGTTCAGGTTCACTAGCTGCATTTTATTATTATCTAAATGATAATACTATTAAGAATCATAATCAAATTGTAAACATTCATTATTATAATGGAACTTTTGCTCAAATTATAGAAGAAGATTACTTGGTATATTTAGTAGGATTAGTTAATGACTATGATACGATTGAAGTTAGTAATGATGAAAACTTGTTTAATGTGTCATACTAAGTAAAAATATTTATAGAATCATTTATTTATAATAATAATTATGGGCTTGAAAATAATTTGTTATAATGAAACCAGGTCTATTGGAACATATCATGAAGTAGAATTATTAAAAAAAAATTTAATTAATAGTTGTATCTTATTTCTAGATACTGATATATTAGAAACTGACGATATAATTTGTTATATGAATGAATTTATAGATGAAGAAGGGATAAATTATAGAAATTATAGTTTAGAACTTAATAATAAATTAAAATTATTTGGTTTAGAAGGAATAGTTACATTTATAATGAAAAACGAGAATAATAATGTAATGTCCGTTGGTGAAGCAATGGATTTTATGTTTTCATTAGACCTAATTAAAAAGTACATCGATATAAAATATTTTATAAAAGATGAAAAAATAATAGAAAATTTTTATTTATTTTCAATATTAATGAAAGCAATTAAAAAATTTAAAGTTTTAGAGTTTTATTAATTTTTCTTAATGGTTTTTTTTAAGATTATATCTAACATAATAAAAACTACAATTAATGTAAGACCACGTTTTGCTAGAGGTATATCAAAAATATCAGAAAGGTCTAACATGTTACCTCCTTCCATATCTTCATCATCCTCATAATCATCATCATCACTACCAGCTAATTTAAACCCAACAACTGCTACTATAATAAGACCAATAATAATAACTGGAAGTAAAATTACACCCAACCCCATTCTTGCTGTATCACCAACTTCTTTCACAATATCACCAGCAACTTTACCAGCTTCTTTAATACCTACTCTAGTAGTATCACCTAATTCACCTAACCCTTTTCTAGTAGTATCACCTAATTCACCAATACCTTTATCAAGTGAATCATTAATAGCATCTCTTTCTTCAGTAGATTTAGTTATATCCGCATCTTGTTTACCACTACTATCAGATTTATTTGTATTTTTACTATCTAAAGCAGATTTGTAACTGTTATCATTAGAGAGACCTGTAAGAGCCTTGTTACCAATTTTTTTAGTACTGATACATTTAGCAATTGCATCTGCTTTAGCAACTTGTAATACTTTAATTTTAGCTCCAGTATCGGCAAGAAGTTTTAATTTTTCAGCCATATTTCTAGCTGTAGCGCTACCTAAACATTCATCTTCTGTCATATTTTTGAATGAATTTGATATTTCAACTGACATTTTATTAACAATATCATTTTCATTAATATTAGTATTATTAATCTCAGTCTCTAATTCTTGACTAATGCTTTTTTCAACAGTTCTTTCAATGTCAGCTTCACTTGAACTACTGCTACTACCACCAGTAAGACTCTTTACCATGTTTTCTGCCATACCTGCAAATTTATCTACCATACCTCCCACCATATTACCAAAACCTTCCGCTTTTTTAGCCATATCTTGGATTTTAGCAGCTTGTTGTAATTCAGATTTAAGTTTAGAATCATTTTGTATAGAAGCTTTTAATGCAGCAGTAACTTTGTTTGCGAGATCGTTTTTTTGTTCATTACTTGATAAAATATTAACAATTGCAGCCATTTCTAATTGAGCACTTGCATCTTGTTTAATATCAATTTCAGCACCACCAGATGCTACAAGTGTAACGTCTTTTAACATATTTTCTGCAGTAGCTTGAGCACTAGTACTATTTTTAAATTCATTAACCATTTCATTTGAAACTTTCATTGTATTATCAGTAACTGATTTATTAACATTTTTAGTAAAATTAGTTACCTTACTCTTCATTTTCATACTAATCTTAGTACTCATCTTTTCTCTAATTTTTTTTTTGGTTTTTTTCTCATCTTTACCACCCATGTGTTATATATAATAATATATATAAAAATAATTTAATAAAAATAATTTTTAAATTAATTTCTAAGTGATTTATATTAATAATGGGAAATGCCTTAAGTTATAATAGTCAAACAAATCAGTTAAAAACAGGAGAGGATACAACTATATTAAATAATTATATTAATACCTTTTTTAAGGAATTACCACATGATTATGCTAATAGTGATACAATATTAAAAAATAAAAATATGTCAGTTGAAGATAAAGAAAAGCTAAATGAATTATACAAAAGACCTTTAAAAGCAAGAGCTTGTTGTTTACAACAAGAAAGAATTCCTATAGCTTTACCTTATGTATTCCCTTACAAAAAAGATGGTTTTGTAGGAGATGATGTTAAAAATTACGGTATGTGTAATAATAATAATGATTGTAAAAGTAATAAATGTGAAAACAAAAAATGTAAACCAGTAGAAGGTGATAAAAAGAAGGATGTTATTAAAACTACTTTTGCTAAAGTAAAAGTCTTTGAAGATGAAAGTCTAGTAAGGAATTGTGGTGGAGATAGTAGTAAAAAAAGTGCTTTCAGATACAAAAATAAAAATATAAAAATGTACCCTGAGATTCGGGAAGTAAAAGTGGGTACTAAAGCATTTACTACAAATAGTGGTTCTAGAAGAACTATGTGTAAACCATTTATTGGAACAGTAGATTTTGTTGATAAAAAATCTTCAGGTATTGGTATTTGTGACAATATAATAAAAACCAGGAGATTATCTAAACCAAATAATGAATTATATCATTTTTATGGTGATGCAATTAATGGGAATCAGGAAGTTAGATTCATTGATGTTGATAATTTAGATAAACCTAGAACATTACCTGCTAATAGTAATAATGCTTATCCAGAATGTAGTTGTACTAATTCAGTATTTATTAGAACACCTGTTACTGGTGATAATGGAGTTAAATTAAATCAATTCCAAACTTATGCTGCTCAACAAAATAGTGATAAAAGATGTATGGATGCTGATGGTAATGCTTTTGTTGGAGAAATTAACACACAAGAAATTAGTATGTGTGTAAACATTGCGCAAAACATTAAAGCATTAGCAGATGGTGGTTCAAAAATTAATATTGGACAAACATGTTCTGCTAAAACTGATGTTAGAAAAGAAACAAATGTTGATAAAATGAAAGGAATGAACGATGAAGATGATACTAGAGAATCAACTAAAGATGAAGAAAATAAGAAGTCTCAGGATGAACAAAATAGTGAAAAAGTTAAAAAAGCAAAAGAAAGACTTAGAGAACAAGAATTAAATAAAACTGAAGAACAAAAAGCTGCTGAGAAGAAAGCAGAAGAAGATAAAATTGCTGCTGAAAAAGCTAAAAAAGAAGCTGAAGAAAAAGCAGCTCTTGAAGCTGCCCAGAAGGCTGCTACTCTTGAAGCTGAGAAAAGAGAAGAAAAAAGATTAGCTAAAGAGGCTGAGGAAGAGGCTAAAAAAGAAGCTGAAGCTAGAAGACAAGCAGAAATTGCTGCTGCAAAGAAAAAAGTTGAAATGGAGGCTGCTGCTAAAACTAGAAACATGATAATGATTGGTGGAGGTGTTACATTAATTGTTGTAATAATGATTATTGTCTTATTATCATCAGGTGGTGATAACAACAGATATAAAAAAATGGATGAAGATGAATATGATGATGAAGACGATGAGTAAATCTTAAATTCCTTAATTTTAGGAAAAAATGATAAATGATAAAATGTTATTATTGAAGAAGAAGGTGGTACATATTTATTAAATAAAAGTATGAATAATTTTTTTAAAAATAGATCCGATCAATTAAGTCATGGAACGATAAATAATGTTCCCGGTTATGATACTACTGAAAAAGAACAATTAAAGAAATCCTTAAAAAACCAACGTGGGTTAGAGTATGTTGTTTGCTGGTGGTAAAAAAACAACTAAACCAGTAAATAGACCCTACAAGTTTATCTAACATAACTGCTACTCAATAAAAAATTGATACTATAACATTATAATATGTATTATATGAACAACTTTAACGTAAAAGAAATTTTAGATAATTTTTCTAATAATAATATTACTAATATTACAACAGAAGGTTTAGCAGATGTATATTATGCTAGAGACCTGAATATGAATCTAAATTTTGATAATCAATTTGATTGGGCAATGAAAAAACTTTGTTATCATCCAAGTACTTTTGAAGATACTATTGTTGGTAAAATTAACCATAGAATTAAAGATATTACAGGTCAATATCTCGAAAATAAAAATTCTGTTAATATTAATCTCCAAGAATTAGAGAGTAGTATTAGAAATAATTTTATTAATGAAAAAACTTCAAAGCTTAACAAATTCAATAGATTTAATTCATTTTTAGATACAAATGACCATAGAGGATTCTATAATGCGATGACACGAGAAGAACTAGATTATCTTGGGTTTTAATATATTTATTTAATTTTTCCAAAATCATTCCCTTCTTTTTTTGTTATTATTTGTCTTTGATAAAAACTAATAATACCATTCATTTTTTCATTAAATTCTTTATCCTCCAATAATTTTTTATAGTTTGCTCCTGCATAATGAACCAAAAAATCACCAGGTTCCCATAATAGTCTATTAACTACACCATTAACCGAATCTACTATATTCGCTTCATTTACTAAAAATTTAGAATAACTATTTATTTCAAATTGTGGTATTATTTTAATTAATGCTCTCCAATTTTCATATTTGTTATAGAGATAGATAAGAGAAGGTTGTTCATATATACCTTTAGGAACAAAGGGTGTTTTTATAGAATATCGTATATCATCATCTCTAATTTTTAACATCTTTTCTAAAAATAAAATAGATTGAGGGCATGATTTCCAAATAATGTTACCACTATTAAGACTATTATTATCGGTACACATGTAACAAATATAATCTTTACCATAATATCTGTTAACTATAGTTTCAACTCGTCTATCCAGATTTGTAATTGTAACATCTCCATCTGAAACGAAAATATATTCATACTTATTTTCTTTCATAACTTCTAGTAATTTTTCTATTTTAGCCCATCCATCTACCTTTTGATGTTTGTAAATAAAATAAAAGTCATAAAAATTTTTTCTACAATAAAGTTTCTTTATTTCAACTGATAGTTTGTATCTTTGATAGTAATCTTTACCACCTATAATTGTAAGTAAAGCTATATTTCCCATTTTAAATTTACAGTTAGGAATGTATTTTTTAAATTCATTTTTTAATTTATTATGAATTAGTGTTCTGGATTGTATGACTGAAATAAAGCTAGTTTTAGCTAATTGATGAAATGCTTTGATAATATCTTCTTTTGATTTATCTTTTAAAATCTTGTAATTTAAACCAACTTTTCTAAAAGGTTTAATAATATAATTATCTTTGAATAGTTTATTTTTTATCATGAAAGCAAAAAAAGACCCATATTCATTACAATTTTTTTCCATTATAATTGACTCAACGTCAACCTTGTCAAACATCTCTTTTACTAATTTGGTTTTGAAAACAAAAGGTGTTTGATTTGTTGAATATTCTAATTTAACATCAAAATATTTGTTTGCTCTAACTATCCAAGTATCAACAGATTTTACCAAGTAAGTATAAGCCTTATTATTTTCTATAAAATTATTATTATTAAAATCCATGGTAAAAATAATATCACTGTCTAGAGTAACATAAAAATCTGTTTCAACTATTTTATATGCTAATAATTTAAGATACATTTGAAAATAATAAGTTGCTTCTGGTATATCTTTCATATATAAACTTTCTTCATCGATAAAATCAAAATTAGTATAATCAAAACCATCATTAAGATAATAATAGTCTAATATGTTTTTATGTATTGACTTGTATAATATTACAAATTTATAATCTTTTTCTTTATGATAATGAAAGAATGATGGTAATAATAATTCAAATGCATATTTATAATCTAATTCTGACCCGATAGGTAAGATATATGTTATCATTATAGTTTAGTAGAAATTTTTCTCTAATAAACAATTTTTGACTTTACACTTTTTTTCTTATTTTTTTTAACTATAACACATACTGTTTTAATTAATTTTTTCTTATCTTTTTTCAAATCCTCGTATTTCTCTGGATACTTTTTCTTAAATTTTTTAATTAATTTTTTTAACTTTTTTTTTGTTTTATTTTTTTTATTTCTAAGATCAGCTTCTTCAACTTCTTTAAGAGAAACATTATCATAATTCTCTATACTAATTTCGCTACCTGAAAGATTTTCGTCTGATACTACTTTAGTAACTGGTCCATCAATACCGCTAACTTGTACTTCTACACCATCCATTTCACTATATGATATACCACCTTTAGTATTATTAATCATTTCAACTTGAGAAGAAACAGACCGACCACCTTCACTATAAATATGATTTACCATATTATCTTTTAAGATTTTATTGTAGGTTTCACCTAATTTTACAGTTTTAACTTCTTTATTATAATGTGTTAACATTACATCATTTAGAATTAAGTCCATTAATTCTTGATTATAAAAACTAATTTCTTTATATCTCTTTAGTAATTGATTTTCAATCATACTAATTTCTAGAGTAAAAGAAAATGGAGTACTATTAAGATTTAATAGATTTCCTAATGGGTCTTCTAATCTTATGTGTAATAATTCTAGAGTAACTGGGGTTTTAAATATAACATTTTTACTAACATACTTTAATCTACCATCAAAAACCATCTCATATTTTTGACTTGACATAATAATTTTTGATAAATATCTTTTATTATTATGATGAACATGACCATAATTATTCATATATAAGAAACAATAATTATTATCAATCACATAAACAACTTTTTCCGCAAGATAAAGGTGTGAATCCTGATAGTTATTTTCTTTAAACCCTAAAATACTTCCTAATGAACTATAATCTGAATTATGTGTAAAGTCTAATTTAAATAGTGTTTCTTTGGAGTGATAAATTTTAAATACATATTGATAAGGAACTAATTCAAATTCTAAATCTGGATCAATATTTTTAAGTTTATCTTCAATAATTTTATGTAGGTCAATTGGTAAATAGTTACCTTCATTAAGAGAAATAGTGTGTTCTGTATCATTAATGTAAATCTTAAAATAAAAATTATCTTTCAATTTAGAAATAAGATAAGATGTATTGGGTAGTTCTATTGAAGACATTTTTAAATTAGTAACATTATTTAATGCTTGAGGTAGTCTGTAATTAAAATCAGTAGAAATAAGACTGTTCGTTTTAGATTCTTCACTAAGAGATGAATCAATATTTATAATATAATTATCCATATAAATAGTATAAATTTTTATATTTAAATAAATCTAATTAAAAAATCTAGAATTATGTAATGAAGTTCGATGATATATATATATGGAATAAAAGAAAAGAAATAACTATTTACAGTGCTTTTGAAGATAAAAATTATATAATTAAAAGTATTGAAAATATTTATGACTTTCTTAATAGAAATCTAGGAACTAAAAAAAAAATTTTACTCATAAAAAACAGTTACAGTATACCAAACAGTAAAGAAATTAATGAGATTAGTTTTAATTATTCCTTAGGATGTATTTATAAAAATGACTTTAATTTATTAAAATACAGTTTAAATGCTCTAGTTTTAAACTTTGCCAAGATTAGTCATTCATTGTTTGATAATACTCCTGTTAATATGTTAGAAGAAATTTCTGAAGAGACTAATAATAATATGAATGTTGTTGAATTAGAAAAGTTTGTTAAGAGTAATACTATTTTTAAAGAATTATCCAGTGGTATTATAGAAAATAAAAAAATTGATGTTAATATTACTCCATACTATACTAATCTTAAATTAAAATACACCAAAGAAATAAACGAATTAAAAAGTAGTAATAATCGAGTTAGAAATCTTTTATTAAAAGAATTAACAAATGTTAACAAACAAATAGATTCTCTCCTAAAAAAAAAAATAAGAAATAAAGAAATGTTTAACAGAAAGAGTTTGATAGAGTTAAAAATTTCTAGATTATCAACTAATTTTAATAGAATGAAACAAAGAATAGATCAGAAATATAGCTTTATTCTTACTGATATGGATAAATATGTAAATAACATTGATACTCTTATGGAAAAAGAAAATATCAAGTTAGAAAAAATTATTAATCAGGAAAATGATAATATTTTAAAAAATGAAAAGATATTAAATGAAGAAAATGAAAATAAACAAAAACACATTGAAAGAGAAAAACTTCAAATGGCTGAACGTAAGAGAAAAGAAAAAGAATTATTACAAAAAAAAGCAGCTGAGGCTAAAAAAGCCTATCTACAAAAACTAGCTGAAAAGAAAAAACTTATGTTAGAACAAAAAAAGAGAAAAGAAGAAGCTGCTCGTGTTGTTATGGAAAGAAACCATCGTAAGAAAGAAGAAGAAAGGAAAAGAAAAGAGGAACTTTTAAGAAAACAAAAAGAAGCAGTAGAAAGGAAAAAACAAGAGTTAGAAGCAAAGAAAAGAGAATTATATGAGAAGCAAAAAGAAAAAGAAGCAGAAGCTAAACGTTTAGCTATAGAAAAGCAAAAGAAATTAGAAGAGGATAGAATAAAGAAAGAGAAATTAAATAAAATAAAATTACAACGTGCAGAAAAACTTAAAGCTTTAAGAGAAAAAAGAAAATTAGAGTTAGTTGAATTAGATAAAGCTAAGAAGCGTAAGCTTTATGACATGATGATGAATAATAGTATAGTAATAGGAGATACCTCTATTGAAAACTTTCAAAAAAATAACACACATGTGAATATGAAATGTATATTCCAAAAAAATGTAAATCCAAATAATAATACTTGTAGGAATATTTTCAATAAGAAAAAAGGTAACAATGTAGATGATTTTAAAACAGTAGAAGATGTTGCAGAATTAATGACAAATATAATAGCTTTAGAAAAAGGAATTGCGCTTAGTAAACAATATTTTATGATTATTAGAGATAATGTTACATTTAGTGAAGATTTTGAAAAAAAATTTATAGATTTAAAATTCCCTTCTGATTATAATATAGTTAGAATTGTAGATGATGATATTAATACTTTTAAACTATCTGATGATATATATGATAGTGATTGTGTTATATATAAAACATCATATGTTAAAAATTATCTATTAAAATTCTGTAAAAAAATGATTGGTATTTATAATTATACTCTTAATAAAATACCCAAAAGTTATGTTATTGGAAATGATTTATTAAGAATTGGAACTATATTTTCCTTTTTGAAAAATAAACGTGTAGTTATTGTAGGTCCATCAGAGCATGTTAATAATGGTGAATATATAGATAACTTTGATGTTGTTGTTAGATGTAATCAGGGTCATAAATTAACTAAATTACCTGAGAAATATGGTTCAAGAACTGATATTTTATATCATTGTGTGTCACAAAGTGATACTTGTGGAGGAAGTTTAAATGGTATTAATACTAGATTTATTAGATTTAGTTATCCTAAATTGGCTTCAAATGAAGCTCCTTCATTTAAACTTGGAAATTTATATGAATATAAAAAAATTCATACTTTAAAAAAAATGTCAATGGTAGATAAAGAAAAATATATTAAATTTGAAAAAGAATTAAGATGTAGACCAAATTGTGGAACTGTAGCCATATGGGATTTATTACAATATGATATTGAAGAATTATATATAACTGGATTTACACTATTTCAAACTGAATATCATGAATTATATAAAAAACAACGTGTTGATAGTGCAAATATGATGATGAAAAAAGTCGGTGCTCATAATCAAGAACTAATTAAAAAATATTATCAAATAATGATAAATGATATAAGAGTTAATTATGATGAAGAATTTAAAAAATCAATAGATATTAGCTTTATACAAAAATTTAAAAACAAAATATTAATAGAGAAAAAGTATTCATTAAATTATAAATATAATAGTATCTATTCAAATAGAAAGTTAATATATAATATTTATTGTAAAAAAAATGAATCTATTGTTATTAACAATTCAATTATTATAAATTTTGACAAGAATTCATTATACAATATCTATTTAGAAAATAATCAATATGTTGAATATATTGATAGTAAAAAAAATAATGTTTATGATAAGCTTAATAATATTGAATATATTAATAATGAATCGTATGATATTTCTATAATTATACCATTATCATTATGTAACATATTACATGAATCTTTGATTAACTTAGATTATATTTTAAAAAAATATTTAACTACTAAATTAAATATAAATATTTGTATCTCACATACTGAAAAAGCAATAGACTCATTTTTAGATGATATTATTATAGACAATAAAATAAATTATATTTTTGTTAAAAACCCCTATTATTTTAATCTTGGTTATAATCGTAATTTATGGAAATACATAAATAATAGTAAAAAAATAATGTTTATTGATATTGATATACCTTTAGATGAACATATTTTAGAAGATTTAATTATAAAATCAAAAAAATATGATATTGTTAAACCATATGAAAATAAGTTAATTCATTTAACACTTGAAGAAAAATACAAATATTTAAATGATAATATTATTCCAGATAAAGATCCTTTTTGTTTGTTTACTATATCAGGTGGGATAACTTTGTTTGATAAAAAAATATTGTTAGAAACAGGTGGTTACATTGAATTATTTGGTTATGGTTACGAAGATAGATATTTAGATGTATTAATTTTAAATAGAAAATATAAAATAAAATTATTAGATTATAAAATTATTCATTTATATCACTTACCTTCTAGGATAAATGAAGATGATAATAATAGAACAAGAAAAATCCATCAATTATTATGGCCTTTAATAAGATGTAAATATGAAAAACTAGCAACAAATGATTTACATGAAAAATGTAATCATAATAGTTTTTTTATTAACTTTTTAGAAGAAATTGGAAAAAAATATTATGGAAACATAAATTTAGATTATAAAAATGTATATGTTTATAATATGGATAATTTAAATAATATAATAATATTAGAAAATTATAACAAAAAATATTTAAATAATTTATTTATTCGTGAATTTGAAAATAATAAATTATACCTAAAACAATTAGTTACAAGAAAATATTTACATAATAATAAATTAAGTTATAAAAAACAAATAGCAAACACTAAATTAAATATTAAAGAATATATGCCTTCAATTAAATTAAAAGCTAAATTAATTAATGAATTTAAATTTAACAAAAATTACTATAAAAATTTAATTAATAAAAAAAGAGTTGTGGTAGTAGGACCTGCTGATTATGTAAATAATAATGAATTAATTGATAGTTATGATATAATAGTTAGAATTAATAAAGGAAATAAAATGGTATTAACTGGTAAACATGGAAGTAGAACAGATGTATTATATCATGTTGTAAATCAACATCATGAAAACGGCGGCCCTATAGATTATTCTGCAAAATATCATACAAGATTTGTTTATCCTATTTTAGATATATATGACAAAACAAGTTTTTATGATATAGGTACACTAAGAGATTATGCTACCATTTACTATTCTGAAAATCATATAAATAATTTTTCCATAATAGATGAAGATAAATATATTAAATTTGAAAATATTTGTGAATCTAGACCCAATTCTGGTTTAACAGCTATTTTAGATTTATTGTTATTTGATTTAAAAGAAATATATATAACAGGATTTACTTTATTTCAAACTAATTATGATTCATCATATAGAGATAAAGTGGATAATAAAAAAGATTCAGGAAATCAAGCATTAAAAAGAATGAAAGACCAAGGACATCATGACCAATATAAATCAGCTAAAATCTTTAAAAATATAATTTTAAAAGATAAAAGAGTAAAATATGATAAAATATTAGAAGAATGTATTGATAATACATTAAATTCTATTTAAAAAATTTTTAATATTATCAATTGCTATAAAACTTGTTTTATCAACACCTTCTATTGTATTAGAACCATTATGACTACCATAAAAATTCTGATTAAAATTTCTTAATTTTGATTCTTTTGGTAATGGTTCAACTTCAAATACATCAAACCCTACTGATTTTATATAGTTACTTTCAAGTAATTCTATAACATCATCTTCTTTTACAACTGGACCACGAGCAACATTTATTATTATAACACCTTTTTTACTTTTTAGAATATTAGTTTTATTGACTAGATGGTAGGTATGTTTATTTAATGCACATGTTACTATAATAAAATCTGCATTATCTAATGCATCATCTAAACTACAAATTTTTACATTCATTACTGATTTAGGAACTATAATTTCACTATTATATTTACAAACTATTTTACCATTTATACATTCAAAACCTGGGTCACTTACATGTACATCTAAATTAAAAGCAAGTAATTTTCTAGCGGTGCTTCTTCCAATATCACCAAAACCAATTAAACAAACTTTTTTACCAGATAATGAATTACCTGCTGGTTTATACCAACTATTATTTTTTGTAGCAGCATCTATTTCATGTAATCTTCTGGTAAGATTTAACATCATTCCAATAGCAACATCTGATACTTCTTCACCAAATACATTAGGTATATTAGTTATGGGAATATTTAAATCTTTACATGCTTCAAAATCAACATTATCAACACCAACCCCCCATTTGACAGCAGCTCTAAGTTTTCCTTTATGTCCAGCTTCAAAAACTTTTCTAGTTGCAGGATCATCTCCAATAATCCATCCATCATAATTTGGTAATAATTCTATCAGCTCATCTTCAGTCATAACTTGTGTAAATTCGGGACAATAATATTCAATTCCATTTTCTTTTAACATATTATCATAATGTTCAATTCTCTTAATCATTGGAGGACAAGTTATAAGAACTTTCATTAAATTAATTTAGATAATATTATTCTATTTTTTAAATAATTTTCTAAGTTAAATAATAATGGGTAATATGTTTTATAAAAGTGAAGAGGTAAATGAAAAAGATTCAGAGGTAACACATTTTTATCAAGTAAATAATAATATCTTAAACGAATATGAAGATAAAGAATTCATGGAAAAACCAAATTCTAGATTAAAACCAACCTATAAATTTAATAAAAAATATGCATCTGATATTAATATTTTATTAGATATCGAAAAAATTAAAAATAATTTATCTAAATTTAAATTAACTAATAAATTAGAAGGGTATACATCTATTGTTGAAATATATGAGTTAGGAAAAGAAAAAATAATAAAAAAAATTTATAAGAAGAATGGAGTTAATCCTGACTTTTATGTAGATTTTAATTTTTTGATAGAATCATATAATAATGAATTAGAAGCTCTTAAACTTTTACAAGATGAACTATATTTTCCAAAAATAATCACATATGATACTAATGAATTATCAATAACAATGAATTATGTTGGTGATATGATTGAAATAGATAAAAATATTGATTTGACTAAAATACCCAAAAATTGGAAACAACAATTATATTATATTCTAATGATTTTAAAAAAACATAATATTTATCATAATGATATAACAGGTAGAAATATTTGTTTAAAAGATAATAAATTAACATTAATAGACTATGGTAATTGTAAAAAACACATTGATACATATTATAGAAATTTTGATATAGATATTTTAAACAAATCAGAAGATATTGATAAATTTTTAAAACAAATAAATACAAATGCTTACAATATTAGAAAATGTCTACATGGATACAATTAAGTTTGACATGTTCCTATAAACATTATAAACATTTCTTTCGATTTAAATCCCATATAATCATAATTTTCAGATTTACATATATTTTCAGATTTACATATATTTTCAGATTTACATATATTTTCAAGTTCACATGTATCCTTTTGTTTAATTTCACAATTTAAATTTTTTTTATAATTTAAATTGTCATTATTAATATCAATAAAATTTCCCATATTTATATAAAAATAGATAAAAATATTTTATCTAAAATTTATTAAGATGAAAATTACTGCAATTATTCCAATTAAACATAAATCTACTCGTGTACCTGGGAAAAATTTCAGAGATATGAACGGAAAACCTTTATTCTATTATATTATAAAAACTTTACTAAATGTAAAAGAAATCGATAATATTGTAATAGATACTAATTCACCAACTATTTTTGAAAAAGTCCCTGAATTATTTAAAGAAAATATGGATCGTATAATATTATATAATAGACCAAAACATTTATGGCCTGGTGATACTGCAACTAATGATTTGCTACTTAATGTAATTAATGATTTAAAATTAGATTCAGATTATTATTTACAAACTCATGTAACTAATCCATTATTAAAAGCCTCAACAATTAAAAATTCTATAAATGAATTTTTAATGAAAAAAGAAGAATACGAATGTTTATTTTCAGTTAAAACACATCATACACGATTTTATGATATTAATGGAAATGATATGAATCATAATAGATTTAAATTAATACCAACACAAGATTTAGATCCAATCTATGAAGAAAACTCGTGTATTTATATTTTTACTCAAGAAATTTTAGAAAAATATAAAGCAAGAATTGGAAGTAAAGCTTTACTTTTCCCAATGAGTGATATTGAATCTCAAGATATTGATTGGGAAGAAGATTTTATTATAACAGAAGTTTTAATGAAAACATTTTATAAAAATTAATTGATATATAATTAAATAAAAGATTTATATAATTATATATGAAAGTTGTTTTAGTTACAGGAGCTACTGGAGGAATAGGATTAGCTATTTGTAAAAAATTTAAAACAGAAGGTTGGATAGTTGTAGGAACATCTAGAAGCAGTAATTTTGATTCAGAATTTGTTGATCATTATATTAGTAAAGATTTGTCAAATCAAGAAAGTCCAAAAGAAATTATTGAAGATATTAAGAATAAATTTAATAGATTAGATTGTATAGTAAATAATGCTGCTTGTCAAATATGTAAGCCAATTTGGAAAATGGAAGTAAATGAATGGGATTTAATATATAACATTAATGTTAGAACAATATTTTTATTTGTAAAATATGGATTAGAACTTTTAAAAAATACAAAAGGAAATATAGTAAATATAGGTTCAGTTCATAGTGTGGTTACTTCTAATGAAATAGCAGGGTATGCGTCATCAAAATCTGCTATAACTGGTCTTACTAGAAATCTAGCTATAGAATTAGGGAAATTTGGAATAAGAGTAAATAATATTTGTCCTGGGGCGGTAGATACTAAAATGTTAAGAGCTGGTTTATTGAGAGGTCATGCAGGTAGTGGTGATAGTGACACTCTAGTTAATAATTTAGGAAAATCACATCTTTTGGGAAAAGTTGGTAATGTTGATGAAATTGCAAATTTTGTTAACTTTGTAGCTGATGATATTAATGGACGTTTTATTAATGGTGCTAATTTATTAATTGATGGAGGAGCATGTATTAAACTTTCAACAGAATAAAATTATTAAAAATTTATATAATCAATTATAATGGACGGTTGGAATATAAAACCAGAAGGTTGGGAATCAATAGATTATAAATATATTGATATTAAACAGCCAAAAATAAAAAATTTTAATTTAGAAATTGATGGAATAGTTGTTTTAGCTGGAGGTATTGATAGTAAAGGATTTTGTCATCCTTGGGTAATAAGAAGATTAGATTTAGCTTATAATATTCATAAATCAACAAATAAACCAATTTTTTGTTTAGGTGGAGGTAGTTATCATATACCTCCTATTTTAAATAAAAATAATTTTGCTATTCATGAAAGTACATCATGTAGTGAATATTTAATTAGCTTAGGTGTAGAACCAAATATGATTTATAAAGAATGGTCTAGTTATGACACAATAGCAAATGGGTACTTTGGTTTTGTTAATCATATAATACCTCTAAAATTAGAAAAAATAGTTTTAATTACATCTGAATTTCATATGCCTAGAAGTAGAGTAATATTTAATTGGATGAAAAACATATTTAATAATAATATAAATATTAAATATATGTCAGTGACTGATAAAGATTTAAATGAAGATGTTATAACTTCTCGTATAACTAGAGAAACTAAAAGTAAAGAAAATTTAATTAAATATGTTATAGCAAAAATAACAAATATTAAAAGTTTTCATAAATGGTTTTTTACAGAACATGGAGCATATAAATCAAATTCAGAATTAGATAGAAAAATAATATTAGATGATAAAGAAAAAAAATCTTATTAAATATATTTAAATTTTTCTAAAAAATCTTTAACTTCTTTAATATTTAAAACATTTTTTAATTCTTTAATATCTTTATGTAAAAATTTATTATTTTTACCTCCAGCAGTATTATGAGTTTTAGACATAATATGGGTTTTATATAAATGATTATCTCTAACATTATGCATTTCATCTAATTCTTTCATAATTTCTATAATCTCAATATTGCTAAAACTTAAATTTAAATGTTTACATATTTCTTTTAATTGATAGATTGAATAATTTTCATATTTTACTATCATCGTAGCTATTTTTTCATACATATTAAATAAATTAGTATTATGCATAATACCTTCAAAAAAATCATTACACATTTTCCTAGAAACTCTAGATATTGCTGAATCTAATAAATTTCTAATTGGTAAAAAAATAATATCATCTTTTTTTAATTCTGATATATCAAATTCATGCCATTTTATAATATTAATTTCATAATTTTCATTTTTTTTTTCATATGCAGAATGAAATTCTATATTTTTTTTTTGAAAACAAAATCTAATAAAATTATATAATCTAGTAGACCCACAATGTCTAGGACCAATTACATATATATTCATCTTAAATATAATTATATAAATTTTTCTTAGATTTTTATACCAATTATAAAAAAATTTTAATATATATATATAATGGTATTAATATCGCATTTATATAAATTCATATATATTAAAAATATGAAAGTAGCTGGAACGAGTATTGAAGCATATTTTGAGAAATATTGTATGGACCCTTCAAAAGACCATATAGTTGAACATAAATTAGATTCACATATAAGTAAATATGGAATTGTAGGTCATCGTACAGCAAATGGAAAAAAATCAAAAATCAAAAACCATACGATAAAATAGTCTCCTTGTATAATATGGTAATATTTAAAGGAAGTTACAGTGGTTCTTTTTATGATTTTGTTAGAAATAATGATTGTATTAATTATACTAGATATTTTATTAATGATAAATCATGTATTGATTTTTACATTAGGTTTGAATTTTTAGAAGAAGATTTACAAAAAGTCTGTAAAAAGTTAAATATTGAATATGATATTAATAAATTACTTAAATTTAAAAGTAATTTTAGAAAAGATAAAGATTATAGAAAATATTATGATGAAGAACTAAAACAAATTGTTTATGATAAACATAAAAAAGAATTTGAATTATTTGGGTATAAATTTTAAATTTATGGTTAATAATAATTTATTTAATAAGTTTAATAACATTAATGAATTTTTTTATAGAAGTTAGATGATTATTTTTAAAAGAATCTTTAATATAAGGTTCATTTATGAATTGTTTCAAACTATTTTCAGAACATATTAAAATAATATCTTCCATGTTGAATAAAGAATATATATCTGAAAATTTTTTATTAATATTGATAAAACATGAAGGTACATTATTTAAAATACTTTCATAATACATTGATGTACCTATACCAAATGTGATGATACTATTTCTAATTACTTTATCATTCATAATAGAATTATCAAAAAATATACTTTCATCATTTACGTAATTTTTTTTAATATTAGACAAAAATTTTTTAGATGTTCTAGGATGAAATCTTATTAAAATTTTAATATTTGAAGAATATTTTTTAATTAAATTAATTGTATCAAAAAAATTATTAATATTTAATAATTCTTTATCCATCTTATCATCATCTGGAGATAGAAATAATGTATAAAATTTTTTTTTAAGGGATAAATTTTTATTATTTAAAATTATCTGGTTATAAAAAGTATCGCCTATAATATCAACTTTATTAGAAAACCTACTAGCTATAAAATCTTTACATTTATTATTACATACTAATATTAAATTAAAATCAAGTGTTTCTACACCTTTAAGTCTATTACCTACTAATCCTTCAATATAAAGAATTTTAAAATTATCATATTTATTAATAAAAACTTCTTTTTGATTTGTACTTAAACCATATATACCTATATCTGAATTAAAATTATCACAATTATTTAAGTTAATTAATTGACTATTATTAATATTATTATGAATAGGAAGGAAATGGTTATATGTGCTGGGATCTCCATAATAAAATGTTACTTTTTTCATTATAATTTAATAGATTTTAAATTATAATAATTTTACCATTATTATTTGAATTATCTATTATTGATGCAGATGTAATAAATAATTTATTCATATCTTTTCCACCATAGCAACAACAAGTAGGGTATTTTACAGGTAGTTGAATTTGTTGTTCAACTATCTGATTACAATATACGTCTATTCTACTTCCTCCCCATAAACACGAGTAGTAATTATCGTTAGTATCTACACATGCTCCATCTGGACCAATATCATTATATTGATTTATCATATTATTGTCATAAAATAATTTACCACTTAATGAATCACTATAATACATCCTATTCGTACTATCAAATGAAATTCCATTACTAATACCAATATCTTCTTTTATAATTTCTAAATAGTTATTTTTATATTTATAAATTTTTCCAATATATTCTTTTTCATTTCTATCCATAGTACCTATGTGTAAAACATTATTATTATTTAGTTTTCCGTCGTTAAATCTTACATTGTTATCTAGTAAAGAAACTTGTTTATTGTAACTATTATTTCTAATGTCATATACACCAATACTATCTTCTAATGCCAGATTAAACTTATGTTGATCAATTAATGTAATACAACAAGGCATTTTTTCAGTGCTGAATTCTTTAAAATTATTACCATCATATGATTTAATTTTTTTGTCTATAATATCAACCCAATAAAATTTTTCATCATATTTATTCCATAAACAACTTTCTCCTAATTTATTAATATTATTTAATATAATCATATATTATTATATTAGATAATATTACATTATATGTAACATAAATTTATATATAAATATTAATTTTTATATAATAATTTTTTAAAATATTCGATTTTATGAAGTTCTGATGCAATTTTTATAAATCCTCCACTAGAATTACTTAATAATTTATTAGAATTTCCTATTAAAAATAAATCTAATAAAGCACTCATAATTTTATCAGTACCCGATAACGTTGAATAATGTAATGACCTATATTTCCCTTTAGGGAATTTAGTAAAATTATATACTGTTAAACCATTTATATTTTTAAAAAAATTTAATGCTTTAATACAATCTGTTGCAACATATACATTTTTATATTTATGAATTATATCTTTATTTTGTTCATATAATTTAATATAGTCGCTTTTTATAGAAATATCAGTATTTCTAACTTGTATTGATAAATATGGTTTTTTTATCAAATTATATTTTTCATTGAAATAATTAATTACGAAATCAGTAAAAATTAATTGTTCTTTAAAAAAATTTATTGATTGAAATCCACCCATCATTCCTGCTACTATAATAACATCATAATGTTTATTTTCATCAATAAGTTTATCTATATTGTATCTAGGGAAAAGTGTATATTTTTCATTTTCATTATTAAATCCAACTACACTTTGTTCAGGGTAATCCCACCCGAAATTGCAATTTTTTAAATTAAAACCTTCAGGATATATTGTTAAATTTTCACTTTTTTCAATAAAATTATTAATTTCTTCAACTTTATAAATAATTTTAGTTTCATCAAATTTAAAAAATTTAGAAAAATTTACTTTATAACAAGTTTTAAAACTGTTAAAAACTAATATTCTATTAAATTGTTTACATATATTAATTATTCTATTTAAAATCCCACATATAGATGTTAATCCTTCTGCAGGAATTATTAAATATACATATTTCATTAAATTAATTTAGATATTTTATTTACAATCTAATTCAACCATTTCTTTAACCAACATATCAAAACTATATAGTGGTTTCCAACCTAATTCTGTTCTAGCTTTAGTAGAATCACCTAATAGCTCTTCTACTTCAGCAGGTCTAAAGTATTTTTCTGAAACAAATATTAATTCTTTACCTGTATTAGCATCAAATCCAATTTCATCAATCCCACTACCTTTCCATAATATATTAAATCCTTTAAGAGCAAATGATTTTTCAATAAATTCTCTAACACTATGAAATTCATTTGTTGATAATACATAGTCATCAGGTTTATCTTGTTGTAACATTCTCCACATTCCTTCAACATAATCTTTAGCATGACCCCAATCGCGTTTTGCATCAATATTTCCCATAACTAATCTATCTCTTTCTCCTTTAAGAATCATATTTAATCCTCTTGTAATTTTTCGAGTAACAAAGGTAGGTCCACGTCTAGGGGATTCGTGATTAAAGAGTATTCCGTTACAGGCGAACATATTATATGATTCACGATAGTTTTTGACTATCCAGAAACCATAAAGTTTAGCTACACCATAGGGAGACCTTGGGTAGAAAGGAGTTGTTTCTTTTTGTGGTACTTCTTGTACCTTACCATAAAGTTCAGAAGTAGATGCTTGGTAAAATCTAGTTTTTTCCATTAATCCACTACTTCTAATAACTTCTAAAAGATTAAGTACACCAATGCCATCAGCCATACCTGTATAAATGGGCATTTCAAAAGAAACTTTAACATGACTCATTGCAGCTAAATTATATACTTCTAATCTTTCCATTTTAGGATTATTAGTTTTAATTTCAGCAACAATCATAAGAAGGTTAGCAGCATCTGTCATATCGCCATATTTTAAAATTAGATTTTTATTATTATAAAGGTGGTCTATACGTTTAGTATTAATACTACTACTTCTTCTAATTATACCATAAACTATATATTGTTTCTCTAATAATAATTCAGCAAGGTAAGAACCATCTTGTCCTGTAATACCTGTAAGTAATGCAATTTTCATTAATATACAATATAAAATAATTTAATATTTATTTTATAACATAAGTTAATGTTATCAAAAAAAGAATTTTTAAATATTATTAAAAATTCTCCGTTAATAGCTTTTGAAATTTTAGTTAAATGTAATGAAGAATATTTAATAGGTATGCGTAATAATGAACCAGCAAAGGGTTATTATTTTAATCCAGGAGGAAGAATTTATAAAAATGAAACTATAATTGATGCTTGTAAAAGAATAACTTTAAAAGAACTCGGAATAGAATTAGATTTTAATAGATTTAAACATCATATGAATACTCAACATATTTACGATAATAATGTATTTAATAATAATTATAATACACATTATGTATGTATGGCCTATATGATAGAAATTACAGAAGATGAAAAAAATAGTTTAAAATTTGATAATCAACATAATGAATTTATTTGGTTAAAACAAGATGAATTACTCAATCATAAATTAGTACATGATAATACAAAAAATTATTTTAAATAATTAAAATGTATTGTTTTTTATTCGTATAAAATATCTTAGATATTTTATATGAAACTTTTAGTTACTGGAGGTAGTGGAATGGTAGGTTATGGTTTAAAAAATATTATGAAAGATAGTAAGTATGAAACAGTATTTATGTCATCAAAAATGTGTGATCTTACAGATGAGAAAGCAACTATTGATTTTTTCATGAAAGAAAAACCAGATATGGTTATACATTTAGCAGCTATGGTTGGTGGTTTATTTAAAAATATGAATTATAAAGTAGATATGTTGGAGAAGAATGTTAGTATAAATACAAATGTTCTTAAAGCTTGTCATCTTTCTGGTGTAAAGAAAGTTGTAAGTTGTCTTTCAACGTGCATTTTCCCAGATAAAACAACATATCCAATTAATGAAACTATGTTGCATAATGGTCCTCCTCATCATTCTAACGATGCATATGCTTATGCTAAAAGATTATTAGAAATACAAAGTAAAGCTTACATTGAACAATATGATAAAGACTTTATTTGTGTTATTCCAACAAACATTTATGGTATGAATGATAATTATTCATTAGCAGATGGACATGTTATACCTGCACTTATTCATAGATGTTATCTTGCTAAACTTAATAATGAAGATTTTGTGGTTAAAGGAAGTGGTAAACCATTAAGACAATTTATCTATAGTATGGATCTAGCTAGACTAATGCTGTGGACTCTAGAAAAATATAATCTTAGAGAAACAATTATATTATCAGTAGGAGAAGAAGATGAAGTTAGTATTCGTGATGTAGCTATGATGATTGCAGAAAGTTATAATTATAGTGATAAAGTAGTGTTTGATACATCTGCAGCTGACGGTCAATTTAAAAAAACAGCTGATAATAGTAAGTTAAAAAGTTTACATAAAAATTTAACTTTTATTGATATTAAAGAAGGTATTAATGAAAGTGTACAATGGTTTATAAATAATTATGAAACTTGTAGAAAATAATAAAAATATTTAATATGGTTTCTATCTAACTTATTAGCATTGATAGTTATTATAAATATTTTTAATATGATGAATATACCAATTATTATTAATATTCTTATAAGTAAAATTCCAATATTTAATATCATATGATGTATGTGGCCATTCTCCTGGTAAATTAACTACATTTTCAGGATAAGCAAATTCATCATATTTGTAATTATATCCAAGTATTGATAATATTTGATTTACACAATGAATAAAAACACATGTTGTTGGATGGTTTTGTGTAAAAAAAAGTTTATGTTTTCTTATATTTTTTTCAATAAAGTCAGCAACTTTGACATCACATAATTCTTCCTTTTTCTTTAAAATTTCAATAGATTTTGTAAATCTATTTTCATAATCAAAATCAATTAATCCTTTTGAAAACATTTGTAAAACTTCATCTAATGAATAACCTTTTACCTTTAATTTTTCAATAGGTTCTCTGTTTATATATTTATCCATATCAACATAATTGCCAATATATCCATCTATGTTTGCTGGAGGAATTAATATCCATAAAGAAGAATTATAAATATAAGGGAATGAAATTGTTTTACAATTAGGTGATAAATAAGACATTATGTTATTTTCAACACTTATGTCTGTAGAATAAATACCATGTTTTTTATCTATAGGTTGATATATAAATATATCTGCTTGTTTTAGAATATTAATTGGAATTTGTCTCTTATTTTTTATTAAAGTATAATTTTCTATATGTTTTGTTTGTATTTCATTTATATATTTTTGTATAAAATAATCTAAACCACGATATTGACAATTTGTGTAAAATTTTCAAGGGTGTAAAATTTTTATATAGAATTATCTGTAAAAGTTTTTTCATCTAAACTAAAACATAGTTTTAAACATAAGAATAAATTAATATTAATTAAATTGTGATACCATGATGAATGTCTTGTTGTATAGCTATCTTCATTTATACTAAACCCTTTAATATATATAGTTTTATTAATATTGTTGTTTATTAAAAAATTTAAATTAGATAATCCAATCCCATCCAATATATTTTGACCCCAAAAAGTTGTCATATCATAATAATTACCAAAATATATTGGATTTTTAGTTTTTATATATTCATCATTAATACGATTAAAATATGTATTATTAATTAACCAATTTTTTTTAAATATAAATTTTCCATAATTAAAACCTTTTGTATTTTCTAAATAATCTTTATAATCTTTATAATTTTTAAATGGATTTAAATTTTTTGAGTGATAAAAATCAATAGAATTAAAATCTTTATCTGTTTTATTTCTTAAATCAATAATATCTAAAATTTCTCTGATATGATGTGGAAAGGTACTTCTTAATTCAATTGTATTATTAGGAAATAGTTCATTATTATAATCATGAAAATTATATGTATATGTTATACCATAATTTCCTTCTATTTTATTTTCTGGATTACGTGCTAATAATAATATTTTATCAGAAGCTTTTATATTATCTTTTAATTTTTTTAAATTATTTACCAAAAAATCTAAATTTTGTTTATTTAATTTTAAATTATTTGGTAAATTAAAAAAATATTCTAAGTTTTTTTTTGGTTTTTTTAACAATTCATTATATTTATCAAATAGATTTTTAAGATCAATAGTATATTTCCATGCTGGTTTCAATTTAGATTGAAATGTCATTAAATTATTATCAATTTCAAATTTAAAATTTGTATCTTCAAAATATTTTATTATTTTCTATATATTTTTCTATAAGACAATCTCCTCCTCTATTTCTAAATGCTAATATAACTAAACTATTAATTTTATTTATTATATTATTTCGATTTTCAGCTAAACTAATATAAGTACTATTTTTAAAATAGTTCTCTATTAAATAATTATCATATCCATATTTTTTACATAATAAGGAGTATATAGATTGGTCATGTCTATGTTCTTTGAATTCAGGATAATTTTCTTTAATACTAGGTGAATTATCTATATTGTGATAATCAGCACATAATTCAACCCATTCATCTATTAATTTTATAATTTTTGAACATTTTTTTAACATTACTATGCCTCCTTGAACTTGAATAGTATTTTTTTTATTATCATCAATTTTTATAATATCGTATAAATCTCTTTTTGTCCACATTATTTCTCTTTGTGCATTAGAATTAATCATTTCATGTTTATTAGTTAATTCGAATAATTCTTCCATCATAGCTTTGTTATTATAATTTATATCGCAACCAGTATCTAAATATAATAAAATATCACCATCTTTTAATTCTTTTAATTTTTGTTGAATAATAAAAGATTTCCAAATCCAATATCCATAACCTCTTTTATTATTTAAAATAAAATTAAAATGTTTATTCCAAAAATCAGGAAAATTATTTTTAAGATCTGTATCTGTAAAACCTACTATTTCGTCAAATAAATCTATTTTTTTAGCTTGATTCGTTATTTTTTTGACTGCTTGGTAGTAATTATCTGATCCGCCACCAAACGTAATAAAAACTTTTTTCATTAATATATAGAATATTTAAATATATTATTAACCTACAAATTAATATTAAACGATTAATTTTTAAATATATTATTAACCTACAAATTAATATTAAACGATTAATTTTTAAATATATTATTAACCTACAAATTAATATTAAACGATTAATTTTTAAATATAACTTAAATTCTCCCAAAATTATCTTCAACGTTGTTATCTTTAATATTATACATGTATAATTATTAAAAACGATATATATATATATATCATCCTAATTTCTATCTAATGATTTATATAATAACTATATTATTTTTAATTTCCTCAATTAAATCTTTTAAAAATAATTCATTATAAAATTCTCCTTTATTATTATTGTTAATATCATTTCTTATTTTTCTCCATATACCAAGTTTAATTATTTTTAATTCTTCTAATAATAATTTTTTACTTTCGTTCAAGTCGCCATAAGGAGTACCTGGAGCATCCAAAAAAATACCAAAACCATCTCCTCCAAAATTACTAGGTTCATCAACAACAGTTTCTAAATTGTTACTAGTAATTTTATTTTTAATAAAATCTGGTAAACTATCAAGTTGTTTTCTACAATACGGACATTCTATTTTTCTTAATTTTATAATACAATGTAAACATATATTATGATTACATTCAGTAGTTAATATATTATTACTTTCATAACAAATACAACATTCCATTTACGATTATTTATAATTATCTATTTAATTAAAGATATTATTCTATCAATATCTGTTTTTTCAAGTTTGTAGTAAATAGGGATTGACAAAATGTCTTGATATACTTTTTCTGCAACAGGACATAAACCTTTTTTATATCCTAATTTTTGATAGAGTGAAAATAGATAAATAGGTTTATAATGAACATTTGTATAAATTCCATTTTGTTTTAATAAATTATATAATTCATCTCTTTTTCCATTTTTTACTTTAACAATAAATAAATGATTAGCAGAACCAAATTTATATTTTAAACATTCTAAATTTTTACTATTACTTAATTCTTGTAAATAATAATTTTTAATTTCTTCCATAAACTTATCAATTTTCTTCATTTGAGAAATACCTAATGTAGCCTGAATATCTGTCAATCTATAATTATATCCTAATAATTCAATATCATATTCATATCCTTTAATATCACTTTCTTCTCTATCTTTAAATTCTTTACTTAATCCATGAGCTCTAAATTTTTTTAGTAGATTATAATATTTTTCATTATTAGTCATAACCATCCCTCAACAATACATACATCAAACACAAACCTATTTTGTCATAAAATTGTATTCAACTAATTTTTATAGAGCTTTATAAAATATTTCTTTGTTTTTTTTAAATTAAATTCTTGAATTATATTTTTATCTAATTCAAATCTATCTATTACTACAAAAAAATGGAGCAAGTCAAACAATTATTGATACACTCGTTAACAATGAATATATCGATCTGGAATATACTGATAAATTTTATCTAAGATTTGAAAATCCAAATGATGTTATTTATTGGGCATGTATGTTTAAAGATGAATGTGTTGATAAACTAAAAGTACAACGACCTGTAAAGGAAGAACTTCACAAGTTGTTGTCTTATAATCAACTTTTAAGCAAAATATCTTTGCTAAGATATCGTTTTTTAAATAATAATCCAGATTTGAATTATTATTTAATTAGAATTAAGGTAAAAGGAATTACATCAAAAAACTTAGATTTTATATCTTTAATAAATTTATATATTTATAATGATATGAAAGAGTTATATCCAATATGTAGAAGTTTAACAGGTTCTGGTACAGAATATACATTAGAGTATATAAAAAAGAATATACCAATTAACATACATAAAATAAAATCAGGAACTGATGTTTTTGATTGGAAAATTCCAAAAGAATGGAATATTAAAAATGCATATATTAAAAATTCAAAAGGTGAAAAAATATTAGATTTAAAAAATCATTACTTACATGTTTTAAATTATAGTATACCTATAAATAAAAAGATTACCTTAGAAGAATTACACCTTTGAACATTTAAAACGCCGACTTAATCCAGATATTTTTTAAAATTATTAGGTGATAATCTAATATAATAATTATCATAAGTATTCATATATAATCTTTTTGGATGAGATTGAGGATGGAAACAAGGTATAATATCTTCGTAATTTAACTTTAATATTATTTTTATTAATGGTAAAATAGGTATAGTCTAATGTGTCATTTCTATATCCTTTATTTTTGATTCATTTAAAAAATCTAAATCTTTTTCAGGTAATTCATGATTAATAATTTGTTTAACTAATTGTCTAAAAATTTCATAAAAAAATATATTAGTTGGATGGAATGGATCAAAAAATAATAGATTATATCGGAGAATTTATTTAGATAAATTAAATAAAAATTATATAGAATTAAATATAAGACTACATAATTATGATTTAATCAAATATTATTTTGAAAAATACAAACCTAAATATATTATATGTGCTGCTGGAATATCTGGTAAACCTACTATAAAATGGTGTGAAGATAATAAAGAAATAACGTTTAAAACGAATGTTATAGACACTTTAAAATTATGTGAAATAACCAATAATTTAAATATACATTTAACATTATTTGGGTCTGGTTCTATTTATAATGGTGGATTTAATAGTTATGGTGAACAAATTATGTCAGAATTTTCAGAAGAAACTAAATTTAACAGAAATAATGATAAATATTATTTAAAATGTAGAAATATTTTAGAAGATTCTATTGATATTTATAAAAATGTATTATGTTTAAGAATACAGTATCCAATTGCATTAAATAAAGACCCTAGGTGTTTTATGAGTAAATTATTAACTAGAACAAATAGTATTCATGATCAATATGTAAATATAACATTTGTTCCTAATTTATTCCCATTATTACCATATATTATAGAAAATAATATTACGGGAATTTTAAATTTTGTTAATCCAAATCCCATAAAATTAAGTGAAATATTATATATTTATATGAATAAAATAAAAAAACCGATTAATTATAATATTGTTAAACCATCTTCATGTTGTGGTCTTTTAGATACAAATAAATTATCTACAATTTTAAAAAATAAAAATTTATTAAAAATAGAGGAGTGTTTTGAAAATTTAATATAATTTAAATTATATTAAAATAACTAAATATTTTATAACTTATCTTAATTCAAATCTATTATTTTCAGTAATATCATTTACATTTATACCTTTCATACCAGAACCGGAAACCAGTGCAACTTGATATAATTTTTGAAAATCATTATAAAAAGTAACAGCTTTAACCATTGATTGACCCATTTGCATAGGGTCTTCTGCTTTGAATATTCCACTGCCTACAAATACTCCATCTGATTTAAGATGCATCATTAATGCAGCATCTGCAGGTGTTGCTATTCCACCTGCTGCAAATGTAACAACCGGTAATCTACCATCTTCAATTACTTTTAAAAGTAAATCTAAGGGAACCCTGTATTCTTTTGCTTTTTCGTTTAATTCTTCATTAGTCATATTAGATAAATTAGAAATTTCATAATTTATCATATTAGCATGTTTTACTGCTTGTGAAATATCACCAGTACCAGCTTCTCCTTTAGTTCTAATCATAGTAGCTCCTTCATTTATTCTTCTAAGAGCTTCTCCTAGATTTCTTGCACCGCATACAAATGGAGTTTTAAAATCTTTTTTATTAATATGATTTTTGTAATCAGCCGGTGTTAAAACTTCACTTTCATCTATAAAATCAACATTAGCTTCTTGTAAAATTTTTGCTTCAACAAAATGACCTATTCTACATTTAGCCATAACTGGTATTGATACCGCATTTTTAATATCCTTTACTAGATGTAAATTAGCCATTCTACAAACTCCATTTAATTTTCTAATATCAGAAGGAATAACATCAAGTGCCATAACAGCACATGCTCCCATTTTTTCAGCATTTATTGCTTCTTCTACAGTGGTAACATCCATTATAACACCTCCTTTAAACATTTTAGCAAAACCATCGTTAATTAAAAATTGTTCAGACATATATATATATAAATTATATCTTTATATATATATATGATAGGCATTTTAGCATTTCAAGGGGCTTTTTTTGAACACAAAAAAATTTTAGATAAATTAAATTTAAATAATATAATAGTAAAAAATGTTAAAGATTTAGAAAAAGTAAACAGTTTAATAATACCAGGTGGAGAATCTTCTACTATGAGAAAATTTATAGACGAAGAAATGAAAAAAGAACTTTTTAAATTTATAAATATAGATAAAAAATTAACTATAGGTACTTGTGCAGGTATAATAATTTTAGCAAATTACATTAAAAATGAATCTAAAATTATTGGAGGTTTAGATATCGAAATTTGCAGAAATTATTATGGAAGTCAAAATGATAGTTTTATTAAAAAAACTTATAACGTAAAAACAAGTGACAAAAGAGACCAAATTTACATAAGAGCCCCTAAAATAATTAATGTAGGGAAAAATGTAGAAGTATTACATAAATATGATGATATTATTACAGGAGTAAAAAGTAATAATATAATAGGAGTAACATTTCATCCAGAAATTATAAATGATTTAAATTTTTATAAAAATATATTTATTAAGTGATATATTAAACTCTACCAAAATCATCTTGATATCTAACAATATCATCTTCTCCTAGATAATCACCAATTTGAGTTTCAACAAATTCAACCATATCTTCTCCAATATTTTCCATTCGATGTAATACACCAACAGGAATATATACATGTTGATTTTTATGTAATATGAGCTGATCTTCACCTACTTGAACACGAGCAGTACCTTTAACTATAACCCAGTGTTCACTCCTATGTTTATGACTTTGTAATGACAATCTTTTACCAGGATATACACCAATTCGCTTAATCTTAAATCCATCTTCGTTTTTACCTTCTACATTTATATACCATCCCCAAGGTCTGAAGGCTTTTGCATGAACGTTTAACATATCTTTAACATTATTATTTTCATCAGTTTTCATCATATTTACTAATTTTTTAACATCCTGACTACTATCAGTATTACCAATATAAAGACAATCTCTTGTATCTATAATTGTAAGGTCTTTTATATTATTTGTAAGAATAAGTTTATCCTTATTATCTGACATTATCATACTATTTGTTGTAGATAAATTCATATTAGTTGCATCAATATAGTTATTATCATTATCTTTCTGTTGATGCATATGTAATGATTTAAAACTACCTATGTCGCTCCAATATCCAGTATATGGAATAATATTACCATCTGTAACATATTCCATCACCGCATAATCAATACTAATACTTCTAACCCTATCAAACATATTACTATCTAAAATAATTTCATTATTAACTTTTTTTGAAGATAATATAGTAGTATTAACATCTTCAATAATATCAGCTGCTGTTAATTTTAATTTTTTTAGTAAGAATTCTCTATTAAATACAAAGTTACCGCTATTCCATAAGTATTGTTTACTTTCTATATACTTTTTAGCTGTATCAATATCAGGTTTTTCAACAAATTTTATTAATTGATTACCTTCATAATTAATATAACCGTAACCAGTTTCAGGATAAGTTGGTACAATACCAAATACAGTTACACTTTTGTTTATATCAAATGCTTTCATAACAACATCACTAAATATATTATCTTCCCATACATGATCACTACTCATTACTAATATATTTGATGCTTTACTAATAAGACTTGCACTAGTAATAGCAGCACATGTATCTTTACCAAAAGGTTCACTTATTATAGTATAATAAGTAACATTAAGTTCTTCCATTTGTTCCCTAATCATAAAATTATGTTTAACATTTGAAACAATATAAATATGGTTAATATTATTCATAATTGCTCTTTTAACTGTTAATTGAAACATACTAAATTTGTTATCAGTAAGTTTTAAAAATTGTTTAGGTAATAATTTCCTACTAAGTGGAAATAATCTAGTTCCACTACCACCACACATAATTACACAATCCATTAATAATATATATATATATTTTATACCATTTTAAAATTATATATATATAATTTTAAGATGAAAAGAATTATATTATTGGGATTTCCTAAATCAGGAACAAGTTCATTTCAAAGTCTGTTAAAAAGTATAAATTATAAAACAATTCATTGGATTTTAAATAAAAAAGATTATCCTTTGATTTATCAACAAATACTAGATGATGGTTATGTTTTAACTGAATTTGAAAAAAAAAACAGAAAATATTCATTTAGGTAATATTATTAGATTTAACAAAAATAATAATAATAAACTTTTAAAATATTTAGATAATTTTTCATTAACAGAAATTAGTTGTAGTAGTGACCAAGATAATGCTTATTGGCCTCAGCTTTTTGATTATAAAAGATTAATTAATGAAAATAAAGATGCATATTTTATCTTAAATTGGAGAGAATTTGATTTATGGTATGATTCAATGGTTAGATGGAATAAATACAACGAAAGATTAATTAATCATTGTAAAAAAGTGGAAGAAAAATTTGAAACCTATGAATTAGATAATTATTATAAGTTATTTAAAATACATTCTATTCATTACATAAATATAGTATCTTATTTCAAAAATAATCCTAATTTAAAAATGTGTATTTTTGATATAATGAGAGATAATGTAAGTAAATTAGAGGATTTTTTAAATATTAAAAAGAAATGTTCATATTACCAACTAATAATTATAATTTAAACAATAACTTTATTTTTATAGAAGAAAAGGATGAGTATAATGTAGAAGTTATCGGTGGATTATGTAATAGACTCAGATTAGTTATTAGTTTAAAAAGTTTATTTCCTAATAAAAATATTTAATATTTATTGGATCGCTAATAATGCATGTCCTGGTTTTTTTTTTAGATTATTTCGAACCTATTAAAAATATAAATTTTATTAAAGTAAAACCTAATAATTTAAAAATTGATATTAAATCGTGTTATAGAATTATTGGAAAGTTTGATTTAAAATATCTTATATTAAAACCATATCTAAAAGAAAAAATAGATAAAATTATTAAGGAGAATTTTAAAAACGAACCTTATATATCTTGTCATATTAGAAGAACAGATCATTTTGAATGTTTTAAAAATAAAGGTAAAACTACTGATTTAAAACATTTTGAAAATTTTATAGAATATAATGAGAAGAGTAATTTATTTATAGCTACTGATAATTTAAATATACAAGAAAACCTTTATACAAAGTATAATAATAGAATAAAATATATTAATTTTATAAAACCAAGTGATAATTTAAGAAAAACTACATTAGAAATGAGTATTATTGATTTATATATTTGTACTAAAAGTGATAAATTTATGGGAACATATTGGTCTTCATTTTCTAATATTATTAATAGATTAAGGAATTATTATTTTAATAATTAATTTATCTATTATCTATTACACCAAAACTTTTTCCATCACTACAATGATATACTGTATATTCACATTGTAGTTTTTTACTTACTCGAAATAATAGATTGTTTTCATCTTTTCTATTAACATCATCTATAATTATCATACAATTAGTATTAAAACTATCCATATTGTGATAAAACCCTTCTCTTCCAATAATACCAGGTGGACCATCAACTAATAAACAATTATACTCAATCTTATTCATAATATTTAAAACGATAGATTCATCATACCATTTATATTCTGCTGATAAATTTTTAGTAGTAGGGTTAATAATTTTTCTTTTTTATTGGAGCATAAATATTTTTAATAGTATTCTTATATAAATATTTCATATTATGCTCAACAGACCATAAATCAAAATGTTTACTTATTTCTTTACTACCTAATCCTGAACCAAATTCCAAGATAGTATCTTCTTTATCCAAATTTTTTAGTAGAAAATCTAAAACTTCTGGAGAAATAGACCAACCGGATAAATTTTTATTATCATATCTTTTTCTTTTAGTCATATATTATAGTAATTAAGTTTTATTTAAATAATTATTATAATAATTCAGTTCCATTTAAATTACATTCTTTTAAACATTTATTAATACTATTTAAAATGAGCCGCATCTTATTTTTATCTATGAGTTTACTGGGTCTTTTATTAGAATGAATTTTTAAATTTTTATTTATATTTTTTGTTTAATAAATTCATAAATTTTATTTTCCCAATTATTTTCTTCTATATTTACTACCAAAAGTTGTTTTGGTTTATCTTTAAAAAATTGTAGTACATTCAAATGATGGTTATGTCTTTCATTTATCCATTTTAATGTTTTAGAATCATCAACAGGCCAACACCATGATTTTATAAAATTTCTCATTCTTCCATGTTTATATCTAGAAATTAGCCAATTTTTAAGAGGTCTTGTATTTAAAATAAATAAACTATTAGGATATTTTTTATAATACTCTTTAAAATTTGTATGGACACCATCTGTAAATGCATCATATTTATCTATTATATCTAAAACAGGTATAGTTGAATGTGTAACATTATATTTCAACATTTTTAATAATTTATAAATACTTGTAGTGCCTGTTTTGTTAAATCCTATAACGAATATTTTTAATATATTCATCTTAAATATTGTTATATTTTATATTTATAGTATCCTATAAAATATGGGTTAAGTATATTTTCTTTATTATATGTTAATAGTTTTTTAGTATTATAATCTACTATTTTTCCACCAACACCACGTAAAACAGCATCAGCAGCGCATGTATCCCATTCACTAGTGGGTGCAATTCTAGGATAAATATCTGCTTCTCCTGTTGCTAATTTTAATATTTTAATAGAAGAACCAAAACTAACTATTTCAACATTACCTTGTTTACTTTCTGGTAAATTATCGATAAAATCTTTAGTGGCTTGATTCATATGAGAATTGCTAGCAACAACTTTTAAGGGATTATTACGTTTAGGAGATAATTTTGTGGTAGTTTCATTAGAGTGATCATAACAGTAACTACCATATCCTATACCACCATAATATACTTTATTTTCATATGGAATACCAACAAAACCAAAAACAGGTTTACCATTATTAGCTAAACCAATATTAGTTGTAAATTGTTCATTTCTTTTAATAAATTCTTTAGTACCATCAATTGGGTCAACTAACCAAACTGTTTCCCATTTTTGTCTAACACTATGAGAAACCATTTTATTTTCTTCTGAAATAATATTCCATTCAAAGTTATCTTTTAATCCTTGGCAAATTATCATATTAGCTTCAAGGTCAGCAACTGTAAGAGGTGACATATCATTCTTTACAATAATATCAAATTCTCCATCATAAATTTCCATTATTTTATTGTTAGCTTTTATAATTAAATTTATAATTTTTTTTATTTCAGCTTCATTTAAAAGCTTCATTATATTTATATATAAAAAAATATATTAGTATAAATTTTCACTAACAATAAATATATATCTTATTATCAATAATGAAACTTTCAAAATTTACAATTTATGGTGAAAGATGTACAGGTACTAATTATTTGGAAAATTTAGTATTAAAAAATTTTGATGTTGATATTACATGGGAATTTGGTTGGAAGCATTTTTTTGGATTTCATGATAATAAACTATTAAATTCAGATGATACATTATTTATTTGTATTGTAAGAGATCCTATTGATTGGATAAATTCTTTTTATAGAGAAAAACATCATTTACCATTAAAATATATGAAAAATTTGACTGAAGAAGAAAAAATTTACAAATTCTTGAATGATGAATTTTGGAGTTTTAATGATAATAATGGTAATAGAGATACTTCAAAAGAAATTATGCATGACAGAAATATTTATACAGGAGATAGATATAAAAATATTTTTGAATTAAGGTATACTAAAAATAATTTTTTATTAAAAGATATGCCAAAAAAAGTAAAAAATCACATATTCATTAGATACGAAGATTTGAAGTATAACCTAGATAAAGTAATGAAAGAGATAAAAAATAAAGGATTATCTGTAAAAACAAATATTAAATTTCCATTAAATGTAGAAACTTATAAAAAGACAAAAAAATTATATAAAGAAGTTTCTATAAAAAAAATAAATTTAATTTCAGATGATGTTATCCTTAATCATCCTGAGTTTAAAAAATTTTTAAAGTTTGAAAAATTATTAGGTTATATTTAAATTATTAGTTTAAAATTAATCAAAATATTTCTAATTCGTAATACTATATGATTGTAAATATAATTATATTATCTATTGGGATACTTATTATTTCCATATTTACAACAATTGCTGGAATAGGAGGAGGAGGTATTATTATACCATATCTTACTCTGATAGGAGGTTATAAATTAACTGAAGCTATACCATTATCAATTTGTTGTATTTTTTTTGATTGTCTTATTAGAAATATATATTTGTATAAAAAAACTGTTCCAAGACATCCTAAAAGATATTTAATGAATCTATCTCCTGGTTTATTAATAAGTCCAAGTGATGCAATGACATCATGGATAGGTGTTATAATGTCAAGAGTATTACCCTCTGGAATAACTTTAATTTTTGTTATAGCTATATTACTTTTTAGTTTTATAAAAACATTTATTAATGGATATAAAACTTTGAAAACAGAAAAAAATATTAAACTGAATAATAGTTTAGATAATTATATTATTATTGATGGAATAGAAGTTTACATTGATAAGGATGATCTTATAGAACCTACGAAACCTAATGGTGAAACTATTATGGATAGAATTTCTTCATTATTTTTAGTATTACTTTCAATTATAACTGCTGGTATTTTTTCTTTTAGTAAACCAGATATTTGTACTATAGAATATTGGTACTTTCTGATAGGTTTTATTATTATAATTATTGGTATATTATTAATTAATGTAGTTTATGTAAAAAATAAATATAATTATAGAAGAAATAATGAATTTGACTTTATATCTAGTGATTTTAAATATAATAATATAATGATTTTTAAATTAATAGTATCGAGTATGTTTACAGGTGCAATTAGTACTTATTTAGGGATAGGTGGTGGAATGTTAATAAACCCACTATTGTTAAATCTTGGAATGGCTCCACATATTATAATAGCAAGTACAGCAGTAACGACATTTTTTTCATCAATGATTTCATTACTTAACTACATAGCTTCTGCTAAATTACTATTCACTGAAGCAGGGTTTTTTGGCATAACATCAATGGTAGGTTCTTATATTGGAATATTAATAACTAATATTATTTTAAAAAAATATCAAAATCAATATATCTTAATATTTTTCACTTGTTTGATTTTATTTGTAAGTTTAGTAGCTTTAGTATCTAATAGTATATTTTTAGGTGTTGATTTTAATTTCACATCTATATGTTAATTCATCTATATATCATAATCAAAACCTAATTTTTTGAATGTTTCAAAGTCTTTTTTATAAAAATTATAAACTTTTTCTTTTAATTCATTATTATAAAGACATGTATAATCAGGTGACATTTTTAATAATTCATCAATTTGAATATTCCAAGCATTATCTATAATATTTTTACCTTTTAATTCAGTTTTATTTTGTCTAACTTCTTTAATAGTATTTGTTTTAAATACATCATTTAATATACTATAATCAATATTTTTAATATCCATCACAATTAAGTCACTATGTTTTAATAATCTATCACTCCATTCTTCTGTAGTTTGTGGTGTAAAATGATGTCTATCAATTTGTTTTCCTAGACCTTCATCAGTAATTGTATTAACAAAATTATTAAAAGTTAAATTTTCAAGACCCTGTTTCCAGTTATGTCTATATTCTGAGTGCGGAGATGTATATTTATTTAAACAACCGCTAATAATTCTTTCATATGGATTTCTAATAAATAAAATTATTTTAAAATTTGAAATATCATAGGGTAACCTATTTTTTGCTTCTTTAAAGTGAGGAGCTTTTGATTTTAAATATATTTTTCTTAATTTATAATCTGTTGTATTTTCTAAAAATATTTTTTTTACAGTAGTACATCCACATTTAGCACTAAATCCAAAAATTAATTTTAATTGATGGTCAATTAAAAAATGCATCTTAATATGTTTTAAATAAAAAATTTAGAATATTATACAAAATTTATACAAGTTTTACTATTTTTATAATAGTTCTCGTTTTTCTAATTCTTTTATAATCATATCTACAAGATAATCTAAATCCATACTACCATCAATAATCATATCACTATCAGTTGGTTCTTCAAAAGGATCACTTATACCAGTAAATTCTTTAATCTTACCTTCTCTAGCCATCTTGTATAAACCTTTACAATCTCTCTCTTCACATATTTCAAGACTAGTATTTACCCAAATTTGAAAATATTCACCTTGACTTGAAATTATATCTTTATTGAAATCTCTATCGGCTTGGTAAGGTGCAATATTAGCAACCATACATAATCCACCGTGCTTAACTACTTCACTAGCTACATATCCTATTCTTCTAGTATTAATAGACCTATCTTTTTTATTAAATCCTAAACCTTTACTAAGATGTAGTCTTACTATATCTCCATCAAGATAAGTTATTTTCATAGGTAAAGATTTTTCTTTAAGTCTAGTCATAAGAGCATTAACAATAGTAGTTTTACCACATCCAGATAAACCAACAAAGTATAAACATAATCCTTTTTGATTTAATATTGCAAATTCTTTAGTAAGTTCATCAATAACTTCAGGAAAACTAAACCATTCTGGTATAGGAATACCTTCATTTAACATTTTTCTTTGTTGTGTTCCTGAAATTTTTTTAATCATATAATCATTACTATCTATACTGTCAATACTATGATATCCAGCAACATTAGTTTCCTTATGAATAGCATAA